TCACGACCCATTAGCCCCAACATTAGCCCCACTTAGACTGTCGCTGAAAGCGGATACTGCCCTTACCTCAAATTCCTTGAATGAGTGAGCATAGACTCTAAGGATCATGTCCGGTGTGTTGCCGAGCCGATCAGCAATGGTTTGCACGGGAATGCCTTGATTAATTAACAGTGTTGCATGCGTGTGCCTGAGTCCATGAGCGGTTATAGGCTCAATCTTAACGCCAAGTTTCTTCAACCTACTGAATACACGCTTGAAAGAGTAGAATACCATGTTGTCGGCTATGGGCTGCCCATCTTGGAATGAAATAAAGACAAAATCATTCGCCTTGTCTAGTTTCATCCCGTAAGAGAACTTGGTTTCGACACACCATTTTTGATAGGTGGCCAACTGCTTGATCAAAATCGCATCGATCGGAATGGTGCGGTAGCTACGTCTTGTCTTAGGCGTCCGGTAGCCGTGCTTGTCTCTGGTGGCTTCGATCGTCAGTGTAGATTGCTCGAAATCGACGTTCTTCCACTTGAGTGCCATCGCCTCGCCTCTACGTACACCCGAATAAGCTAGGAGAAGCATTAGCGTATAATTGGTGATGTTCTCTTGCTCCGCAGCTTTCAAAAACACAATCAATTCTTGCGCGGTCAGGACGTTATCCAGATCATCGTCGACTTCAAGGTTGATCTTACTGAAACGATTACGAGGAATGATTTCATCTTCGACAGCGGCATTGATCGCGATCTTGAACAAGCGATGGAACAAGGCTACTGAGCGCGGTTTGTATTTCGCTTGGAGTGGTTTGATATAAGCCCGAATGTACGTGGTCTTTTCCAGCTCTCTCAGCTTGTACTTACCGAGCAACGGCTTCATTTGATGTTCGATTGCATTCTTCCGTTGCAGCCTGGATGTGACTTCCCAGCCATCACTATAAGTCTCATACCAGATGTCCAGCCACTTTTCGACAGTCAGCTGACTGTGCTCGACCTGCTTTACCTGCCCTCGCATTAAAGCCGCTTTGACCTCGATCAACGCCTTCAGCGCGTCCTTTTCCGTCAAGAATGAACTTTGCTTCTTTTCTTTTCGCTTGCCAGCACCGTCATAGTACTTGTGCCGATACATGAAGCGCTTCTCGCCGTTTTCTAAAAAATAATAGTAAATCTCGTCATCAGTCTTCGTCTTGTTCAGTTTCATATTTACCATCCCTTTTGTGCGTGGGTAGACGCTTAGACGGATGGGCAACGTCTGAAAAAAAGAACATATGTTCTGTTTTGATCTATAAGTAAACCGCCTCTCAGCGGGGAAGCGCAGAAAGTTAAGATATGATTTTTACTTCAAGTGGGTCGAAATAGATCGTATGCCAATCATCGGCCATTACGGACAGACCGTACTTTTCGGCATACCGGTCAATGGCCGCTTGCAAGAATTCTTCCGTCACACCCAGATACTCGGCCAGTTCATAGCGCCCAGCGACGTGAGCATAGTGGGCCTGTACGATCTGATCTAAAGGGAGTATACACTGATATGCCCATTGCCTGGCACGAAGTTCTTGCTTACGGTTTCGGATGTCTGATTGGTCTAGGATGTTGCCGGAGCTGGTATAGTAATGGCCTAACTCTTCGGCAAGGACACAAGCTTTTTCGATAGAAGTAGGAATGCGACTATCTAGTAGAATGATGCCGTCCCCGTAAAAGCCCTTGTTCCTACCCCGCAATGTTCTTACCAAAATATCTACGCCCGCTAATCGGGCTGACTCGCATAGGTGGTCGAAGCTAAGAGGCATCGCGTCACTCCCTGTTCTTCTTGAGCTGTCTTTTCAGTTTCAGTATCTCCTTGAACTCTTCGATATCCTTGATTTCTTCTTCTGTCCAGTCTTCGCCGTCGTGGTGGGCGGCGATAGTCCCTGGCTCGAAAGAAAGATTGTACTCCTTAATCAAATCTCCGAGTAAAAGATCCCCATTCTCGTGAAACTCTGCAACAGTCATATCGGCTATATTTCCGTACTCTGAGTGAGAGATTATTACCGATTTGAAGTAAGGGCCGTCATCAATTTCAACATGCAAACCGTATCGGGAGAATTCATAAATTAACTGATCTACCGACTTTAAAATCCTTGGCATCTTTTTTATAGAGCCCGTTACTAAAATGTAATCTACAGTGACTCCGAAAAAATCAGCAACCTTTTTTAACTTTTCCACTGCGGGTGAACTTTTTTCCCATTTGTAGATTGTCCCATTCCCGAAACCTAACTCTTTTTCAAGCTTGAAGATGGAAATACCCCTATCCTTGCATAAACTCTGAATTACTTCTAACAACTGAATAACCTCCAAAAGTAATTTATTTAGAAAATAATCAGAATCAGCGTTGACACTATGAATATTTTCAGATAAACTACAGTCAACAGCTTAATCAACAGCGGAGAAGGCAATAAAAAACCAGAGGTCACATGACCTGCTTCTAAAAATCGTTCCCCAACGACGTTTATTTGATTATGCCTTCTTTATGATATTAGAATATTTTCGGTCCCTTGTCAACGATTAAGCTGTTATTTTTACAAATTTCTGTAAAGGAGTGATTGTCAGTGGCGCATTATACAGAGTTCGGGGCGGAAGCACGGAAGATTATGCTTCGGCGCAACATCAAGGTGAAGGACGTGGCCGAAGAACTTGGAGTGACAAGTTCCTATGTGTCCGATATTTTCAGGGGCTTGCGCCCCGGGGAAAAACAAAAGCCGCGTATCGCGAAAATGCTGAATATGGAAGGCGAGGCGGAATGAGTCAACTCGTGTTCATTGAAAACTAAACAGGGGGAGGTGGTGAGTGAGGTGATCCCCGCCGAGATCAAAGTAAATCTTGATTCAAAAGCGATTCAAGATTATGTGCAGCAGGAGTTACAGAAGCATGTGCATCAACAATTGCTGCTGGTTGATATTAACCGGCTGAGCGAACTGACATCGATGTCGGTGAGATATTTGGAAGACGATATCCTATCCGATCCAAGGGTACAGATGCATGAACGTAAGAAAAATCGAAAACGTTGGTGGGTTGCGAAACCAACATTCGATGCGATCTTGGAAATCGTTGACGGATGGTAATAAAAAGCGTGGGTAGACGCGATTTTCATATCTGTAAGCACGACCTATCGAAAGAAGCAACTCTAATGAAAGTCATGCTTACGCCAGATCGAATACAACGAAGCCGGTAAGGACTTTCTTCTCCAGTACGTGAAAACCTGGCAGGCTGAGGCTAACGTGTCGCATGAAGTAGAAACTTACATTCTATGAAGGGAGGTGAGAGCTTTGAACATAACCGGACAAGTCTGGCTGCAGCTTACAAAGGAAGAGCGCATGGTCTGCCTGACCTTCGCAGCTTGGGAAAATGCAAAACGGCCCAATCGGACCGCCATCCGATAGAGCCGCACATTGAAAAATCTCTTTGAACTCATTCTACCACAATTCGAGGAGGAAGAACATGAAAGGTTTTAAGGCGTTTGACAAAGGTCTGGTTTGCCGGGGTTATCAATACCGCGAGAACGAGGTATTCGAAGAGAACGTGTCCCCCGAAGTATGCAGCCAAGGGTTCCACTTCTGCGCGGACCCGATGGACGTCCTCGAATACTATCCGCTGATCGATGATAACGGCAATGTGCCGGACTTCGCGGAAGTCGAAGCTCTCGGACCGGTTCATACCGAAGGGAACAAGTCGGCTACCAACAAAATCAAGATCGGAGCGAAGCTGGGGCTTCCAGGCTTCGTGAAAGCAAGCTTCGACTTCCTTTGGGAGAAATGTTCCTCCAATCCCTCTGAGCCCGATCCCGGACACCGCGCCCAGCTCGCCAGCAGCGGAGACAGCGCCCAGCTCGCCAGCAGCGGAGACAGCGCCCGGCTCGCCAGCAGCGGACACCGCGCCCAGCTCGCCAGCAGCGGAGACAGCGCCCAGCTCGATCTGCAAGGATCTGATTCTGTTGGAGCGGCTGTTGGGATCGGAACGAATCGCATTCGCGGTAAGGTCGGGAGCTGGATCACCCTTGCAGAGTGGGTTTGGGATAGCGAAAAGGACGTATATGTTCCGCATTGTGTGAAGTCCGCGCAGATCGACGGTGAGATCATCAAGGCCGATACCTGGTACACGCTAAAAGACAGCGAGTTCATGGAGGTGGACATCTGATGAAGGCTACTGGCATTGTTCGCCGCATTGATGATCTTGGCCGTGTGGTTATCCCGAAGGAAATTCGCTCCACGATGGGTATCACTGAGGGCGAACCACTGGAAATCTTCGTGGACGGCGACCGAATCATTTTCCGCAAATATACTCCGGGCTGCGTGCTGTGTGGTAGCACGGAACAGCTTCAATCTGTAAGCGGCAAGCTCATCTGTCGGCAATGTGTACTCGGTATCGCTTTGGTGGCTAAACATGCGTGATCTACAAGCTGATCTGGCGATCTGCGAGGCAGCGACGCCGGGACCGATTCAAATGAAGCCTTGTGCTTGCGGTCGATGTAATCAGTTTCTTCTTTCAATTACTCATGCCGATGGCCGCTTTGATCCTGAGAACGCGAAATTTATAGTCGAAGCTCGTGAAGGATGGCCGGAGGCGATCCAGCGAGCCCTGAAAGCAGAAGCCGAAGTAGTCACACTCACCAACCAGCTCTACAACTGTGGGAAAGCCGTCTTCGAGCGAGACCAGGCTAGGCAAGAACGTGATAATGCCGAGGATAAAGTGGACAGGCTCGAGGACGAGCTCCGCATGCTCCAGGATGCACTCAATCAAAGGTATCAACCCTAAAGGAGGACTCATACATGTCTGTACAGATCAACATCACCGGCGAGGACGCCGGACAAGCCCTGCAAGACCTTGCTACTCTTTCCGCTGCTCTTGGATCGCCCAAAGGAGTCGTTGCGGTTCCCGAACAGCCGGAAGCCCCGAAGGCGACTCGCACCCGTAAGCCCGCCACGGCCAAGCCCACCGAGCAAACGGCCGCTGAGTCGGAAAAGCCCGATGAAGCTGAGGAAGATTTCCCCGATACCACATCGGATGAGGAAGTGCCGGACGATGTGAAGCTACGGGCTGCGGCATCGGAAGCGGCCTCTCGCGCAGGGAAGGCGCCGGTTAAGGCTCTGCTGGACAAATACGGTGTGCCCAATGTCACCGCGCTGCCCGACGATAAGCGGGTGCAGTTCCTGCGGGACTTGGAGGGGCTCGAATGACGGCTCCTGCACACGCCGAAAGAGCTCATGCCCTGCTTGGAGCGTCCAAGGCAAGCCAGTGGATCAATTGTCCGCCGAGCGCTCGTCTGCAGGATGGAGTCCCGGACAAACGGAGCGAATATGCTAACGAGGGCACCGCTGCGCACGAGCTGTCCGAGCTGATCCTTCAGCGACGGCTGACGCTCTGCAACCAAGCGGAACGCAAGCGCCTCGATAAGGCTATCGCCGATTTCCAGACGACAAGCACCTACTACGGCTCTGAGATGGGTGAAGCTGTCGGCTACTACGTCGAGGTGGTCGAGGAGCGCTTCATGGAGTCCAAGGCGCGCAGCTCCGACGCTGTCATCCTATTTGAGGAACGTCTTGACTTCACGGAATGGGTTCCGGATGGATACGGGACCGGCGACGTCGTCTTGATCGCTGACGGAGTCATGGAAGTGATTGATCTCAAGTACGGCAAGGGTGTGCCGGTCAGTGCGATCGGCAACCCTCAAATTCGGCTGTATGCCCTCGGCGCCTTGTCCGGTTATAGCTTCCTGTACGACATCCGGGAAGTCCGCATGACAATCGTTCAACCTCGTTTGGACAGTATCTCGACGGATACGATGTCTGTGGACGAGCTCCTGGCATGGGCTGAGGAGGTTGTCCAGCCGGCTGCGGCACTGGCCGATGCCGGTGAAGGGGAGTTCAAGGCAGGCGATCATTGCCGCTTCTGCAAGGTCAAGGGAAGTTGCCGGGCTCGAGCTGACGCCAACATGGCTGCCGTGTCCTACGAGTTCAAGAATCCCGCGCTTCTCACTTTGGAAGAAGTCGGTCAGATCTTAGCCATTACCGAACAACTTCAAGCTTGGGCAAAGGACGTCCAGGATCATGCATTCGATCAGGCCGTTGCTGGCCACGTTGTCCCGGGATGGAAGTTGGTCGAGGGACGGAGCAATCGAGCCATAGTCGACAAGGAAGTCGCTGAGAAGAAGCTGGAGGAAGCAAAAATCGAGTCCGACAAGTTCCTTAAGCCGCGGGAGCTGCTGGGGATCGGAGAACTCGAGAAACGAGTCGGGAAGAAGGAGCTCGCCGCGCTCATCGGGGATCTTATCGTGAAACCTGCTGGTAAGCCCGTGCTGGTAGTGGAGACCGATCATCGGCCCGCAATCAACAGCGTCGAGAACGACTTCGCCAACGAAGAATTCTAAATCAAAGGAGAACTGATCTATTATGGCAAACGACAATCAATCTACTAAGCTGATCACGGGAAAGGTGCGGCTCAGCTACGCAAATGTATGGGAACCGAAGGCTGATGACAACGGAGTTCTTTGGCACAGCGTTTCCGTCCTGATCCCGAAGAGCGACAAGGAAACGCTCCGCAAATATAAGGCCGTTGTCGACGCGCTCAAGAAGCAAGCTGAAGCGAAGTATGGCGGCAAGCTGCCGGCTAAATTCCATCTTCCGCTCCGGGACGGCGACGAAGAGAAGCCGGACGATGAAGCCTATGCGGGTCACTACTTCTTCAATGCGAAGAGAAAGAACCGCCCCGGGATCTCGAAGCCGGTTGGCAAAGACGGCAGCGGAAAGACCAAGTTCCAGGACATTACCGATACGACGGAAGTTTACTCCGGATGCTATGCAAAGGTTTCGATCAACTTCTACCTCTTCGATACGAAGGGGAACAAAGGGATCGCGGCTGGGCTTAACAACATCGTCAAGGTGCAAGACGGTGACTTCCTGGGAGGCCGTAGCAGCGTGAACGACGACTTCGCCAGTGAGGATTTCGAGGATGTCGAAGACATCAGCGACGATGATTTCCTGAACTAATCCATCAATGGAAGAGGATTCGCTTTTGCATGGGGTCCTCTTTCTTTATCTCAAAAATCGGGAGGACTCATAGATATGAACCTGAATGAAATGTCCATCAAAGAGCTGAACGCACTCTGCGAAGCAGCCCATGCGAATGCCATCAATAAAGGGTGGTACGAAGAGCCCCGGACCTTCGGCGAGATCATCGCACTTTGCCATTCCGAGCTCTCTGAAGCGTTGGAAGATCACCGTAACGGACGCGGACTCACGGAGATCTACTATGAAGGCGAGAAGCCTTGCGGCATCCCGACGGAGTTGGCAGACGTGCTGATCCGAATCTTCGACTTCTGTGGTCACGTCTGCATCGATCTGGAGGAAGCAGTTTACGAGAAGATGGCTTACAACGCCACTCGCTCCCACAAACACGGGGGCAAGATCATATGACCGTTCTGCAAATCGATATCGAAACCTACTCCAGTATCGATTTGGCGGATAGCGGCGTTCACCGCTATGTGGAAGCTCCTGACTTCGAGATCCTGTTGTTCGCTTTTGCTTTCGATGACGATCCCGTGGAGGTCATCGACCTGACCGACTTTCAGGACATTCCGAAGGATGTACTGGCCGCTCTGCGCGGTGATGTCATCAAGACAGCCTGGAACGCAGGCTTCGAGCGAACGGCCATCACCCGGCAGTTTGGATTTGACTGTCTGCCGCAGTTCTGGCGCTGCTCAATGGCTCATTCCTATACGCTGGGCTTGCCGGGTTCACTGGACAAAGCCGCGAAGGCGCTGGGGCTCGGGGAAGAGGCGCAGAAGGACGCCAAGGGTAAGGCGCTGATCAAGTATTTCAGCGTGCCCTGCAAGCCGACACAGGTCAACGGGAGCCGTACCCGCAACCACCCGCATCACGATCCGGGTCGATGGCAGCAGTACATTGACTACAATCGGCAGGACGTGGTGGTGGAACGTGCGGTAAGGCAGAAGTTGGAGCGATATCCGGTTCCTGATCGGGAGTGGCGCATCTGGGCGCTGGACCAGCAGATCAATGACTACGGTATCGGGGTGGACCGGACGTTCGTCGGCAATGCCATCTCCTGCTCACAGCAATACACGGAGCGGCTGCTGGTCGAGGCTAAAGAGCTGACCGGTGTTGATAACCCGAACAGCCTGCCACAGCTTAAGGAATGGTTCGCTGATCAGGGATTGGTGGTAGAGTCGCTGACTAAAGACACAATGCCCGAGCTGCTGGACGCGGCGCCGAATGAGGAGACCAAGCGCATGCTGGAGATTCGGTCAGAGATGGGAAAAACCTCTGTCGGCAAATACGACGCTATGCAGCTCGGCACCTGCGACGATGGTAGGGTTCGAGGGATTCTGCAATACTGCGGTGCAAGCCGGACTTGGCGCTGGGCTGGTCGGCGGGTGCAGATGCACAACCTGCCTCAGAACCACCTGGAGGATCTTGCAGCCGCACGGAATGTTCTCGCTTCTGGCGACTATGAGCTGCTTGAAATGCTGTACGGTGCTCCTCCATTCGTGCTGTCGGAGCTGATCCGCACCGCGCTGATCCCGTCACCAGGTAATCGGTTCATCGTCGCTGACTTCAGCGCGATCGAGGCTCGCGTCATCGCCTGGCTGGCTGATGAGCAGTGGGTACTGGACGTATTCCAGGGACACGGCAAGATATATGAAGCTACGGCATCCCGTATGTTCGGGATCCCGATGGAGACGATCGTCAAAGGGCATGAGAACTACAAGTATCGTGCTTCTGGCAAGGTTGCGACGCTCGCCTGTGGATTCGGCGGAGGCGCGGCGGCGATGGAGAAGATGGACAAGAAGAAGGAGATCGCCGCAGAACAGTACGATCCGCTCGTTCGGCAGTGGCGTGAAGCTAATCCGAAGATTAAGCGTCTCTGGTACCGCGCAGAGGAAGCGGCCATCGAAGCGGTGCAGACGAAAGGGACCGTCAAGCTGGCTCACGGTGTCCAGTATCGATATTCCAAGGGTGTCCTTTTCGCTGATCTGCCGAGCGGGCACAGCCTTTCGTACCCGTCACCGGAGATCAAGCCAGATCCGAAGTTCGGCAAAGACGGGCTGATGTTCAAGGCACCGGAGAAGACCGGCAAGATGGCCACTCAGCGGACATGGGGCGGAACGCTCGTCGAAAATCTGGTCCAAGGGATCGCCCGGGACTGTCTCGCTGAGAACCTTATGAGACTAGATGAAGCCGGATACCCTATCGTTCTCCATGTTCACGACGAAGCGATTCTGGATGTGCCGATCGGCATCAGCTCAGTGGAGGAAGTAACAGAGATCATGGGGCAGGAGATATCCTGGGCGCCGGGATTGCCGCTCAAGGCAGCTGGCTTTGAATGTGAATTCTATCAAAAGGACTGATGAATATGGACGATCCGGTAAACCACCCGGACCACTATACCAAAGGTGGCATCGAATGCATCGACGCCATCGAGGCAGCCACGACCGGCTTACAAGGCGCGGAGGCGTACAACACCGGTCAGGTAATCAAATACATCTGGCGGTGGAAGTGGAAAAACGGCATCGAGGACTTGGAGAAGGCTCGCTGGTACCTCGATCGGTTGATTGGAGGCATCAAAGATGACGGTACAGAACCAACTGTGGAAAAGCATCGTGGAATGCCGCAAAGTATACGCCGATCTTGACGATTCTGCTTTCGTGAAGTGGTACAGCAAGCACTTCAAGGTAAGTAGGAAGACTGTGGAGCATGTCCTGGAACGGGAGGCGAAAAAGCATGCTGCGAGCACTGACAACTGAGGAAAAGGCTCAGAGCCAAGCGACGATGAAGCGGGCAAATGCGGAGCTGGCTAATCGTCGGAAGGTACTGGTGCAAAAACTGCGGAAACTCAATCCCGATACGGCATCACTTCGCAAGTTGGAGGAGGACCTAATTACAATTCGGGATGTGAAGGGGCTTCCGGTCATAATCCGCAAAGGGACTGAGATCATCCTCAACTATGAGATGTTCGCCAGACTCCTCCGGACATTGAAGCGTCGACCGCTCACCATTCGGATCGACCCCGGGCGGATGTCAATAGACTTCAGTGGGCACACCGACGGTAGTATACGGCTCTACGAACTCCCGGTATATCAGCGAGAGCTGCTTCTGGATCTGCCTATCATTACCCTTGAAGAGGGGGACTAAATGAGCCAAATGATCGATTACAGCGAATTCATTCAAGAGAAGCGATTCATCCATCCATCCACCGGACTCACACTGGATCGGGCGGAATTGAATCCTGGACTGTTCGACTTCCAGAAGGATCTCGTTCATTGGGCGCTCCGCCGAGGTCGAGCAGCGGTCTTCGCTGGCACCGGACTCGGCAAGAGCCGCATGCAGATTGAGTGGGCTCAGCAGGTTCACCTGCACACTGGCGGTGACGTGCTTCTTCTAGCGCCTTTGGCGGTTGCAGCGCAGACGGTTCGAGAGGGAGCAGAGATGGGCTATACGATCCATCTCTGCCGCTCCCAGGACGATGTGCAACCCGGTCTTAATATTACCAATTATGAGATGCTTCACAAGTTCGAGCCTATCCTATTCGAAGGTGTTGTTCTGGACGAGTCTTCCATCCTTAAATCCTTCACGGGCAAGGTGCGGACGGATCTCATTGAATCCTTCTCATACACTCCCTACCGACTGGCATGCACGGCGACGCCGGCTCCGAATGACTACATGGAGCTCGGCAACCATGCGGAGTTCCTGGGCGTGATGAGCCGGTCGGAGATGCTCTCCATGTACTTCGTTCATGATGGTGGCGATACGTCCAAATGGCGACTGAAGGGACATGCGGAAGCCGTGTTCTGGGAGTGGGTAGCCAGCTGGGGCGTGGTGCTCGAAAAACCATCCGATCTCGGCTATGAGGACGGCGCATATATCCTTCCGCCACTTACGATCAACGATCAGGTGATTGAGGTGGAAGGAGATCCCGCCAAAACGCTATCCGAACGGCAGAAAGCTCGGCGAGACACCATTCATGATCGGGTGGCCGCTTGCGCGGATTTGGTCAATGGAAGCGACAAACCTTTTCTCGTCTGGTGCGATCTGAATGCTGAGTCGGAGCTGCTTACCGCAGCGATCCCGGGAGCGATAGAAGTCAAGGGCTCCGATAAACCCGCGCACAAGGAGCAGGCTGCTATCGACTTCCGAGAAGGTCGCATTCGGGTGCTCGTCACCAAACCCATGATCTACGGTTGGGGGCTCAACTGGCAGCATTGCGCGGACATGGCATTCGTGGGGTTATCGGACAGCTTCGAGCAGGTATTCCAAGCAATCCGGCGATGCTACCGATTCGGACAGACGGAGCCGGTCAATGTTCACATGATCACGTCCTCCCGGGAGGGGGCGACGGCCGACAATATCCGCCGCAAAGAAGAAGACTTCCGGAAGATGGTCGCGGAGATGGTCAAATACACCCAGAAGATCACATCGGCCAGTATCAGGGCTACTGAGCGGCAAGTTACCGTTTATCAGCCGGCTCGCCCGATGACGATCCCGAGATGGTTAAGGAGTGAGACGCTTGCAGGTTAATACGATTGAGGAGACCGTCACGGAAGACTTTGCACTCTACAACGGCGACTGCGTGGAGGTTACTCGAGGAATTCCGGATAACAGCATTCATTATTCCATCTTCTCACCGCCGTTCTCTTCATTATATACGTACTCTAATTCGGAACGGGATATGGGCAACAGCGCGAATGATACGGAGTTCTACAAACACTTCGGATTCTTAGTCAAAGAGTTGTTCCGGATCACGATGCCTGGTCGATTGGTCTCCTTCCATTGCATGGACATCCCGGCTATGAAGTCCCGGGACGGTTTCATCGGGATCAAGGACTTCCCGGCGCAACTGCGGGAAACCTTCGAAGGTGAAGGCTTCATCTACCATTCTCGGGTGACAATCTGGAAAGATCCACTGGTCGAGGCTACCCGCACGAAGGCAATAGGGCTGCTTCACAAGCAGTTGACCAAGGACTCGGCCATGTGCCGGCAGGGGCTTCCTGATTACGTACTGACTTTCCGCAAACCCGGTAATAACCCGGAACCGATCGCTCACCCAGACGGGCTCTCTCAGTTTTTTGGCGACGGTGAACCGACTGCTCCTAAAAAGGAGCCCGATCTGAAGGATAGCCGGGTTCACAAGGATATTTCAATGGCAAAGGAAGACCCGGTATACTCCCATCAGGTATGGCGCCGGTATGCCTCGCCTGTCTGGATGGATATTCGTCAGAGCAACACACTGCAGTATCGGAGTGCACGGGAAGAGAAGGACGAGAAGCACATCTGCCCGCTGCAACTGGACGTAATCGCTCGGTGCGTGGAGCTTTGGAGCAATTCGGGAGACATCGTGTTCAGCCCATTCGCAGGCATTGGGTCGGAGGGATACCAGTCGATCAAGATGGGCCGACGCTTCGTCGGGGTTGAGCTGAAGGAGAGTTATTATCGAGCGGCTGCTTCCAATCTTCAAATGGCTGCTGATGAAGTTTTCGATGAAATGCTGAGGTGATCAGGATGCACGAACTAGACATATCGCTCGGGAAGCACCGCACGGATATGAGCTGGAAGCCGGAATACTGGACTTGGGAAGAGTTCGTGGAGCGGCTGCGGAAGGTGCGGCGGACAGCAGAGACAATGGCGCAATACGACAAGATGAAGGTGCCGGCGCGTGGCAAGGCGAAGGATGGGCCGGCGTTCGTCGGCGGGCTGATCCGGGGAGGTCGCCGGAAGAAGGAGAACGTCGACACTCGCAGCTTAATCACGCTCGACGCTGACTTCGCCGATGACGGGTTCTTGTTCGCGGTCGAGCTCATTCTGGGTGGCCGGGCGTATGCCGTCTATTCGACGCACAGTCACCGGCCACAGAAGCCGAAGTTCCGGCTCATCATCCCAATGGACCGGGCAATGAGCCCGGACGAGTACGCTGCAGTCAGTCGGATGCTTGCTCAGCAGATCGGTATCTCCTACTTCGATAAAACAACCTTCGACGTCCACCGGCTCATGTACTGGCCGAGCTGTTCCAAAGACGGCGAGCCTTTTCTGGAAGTCGCTGAAGGGGATGCCCTCACGGTTGACGACGTGCTGGCACTTTATGAGGATTGGCAGGATGTGGCCGCCTGGCCACGTCACCCTGAGGAGACCCGGGCGCTTCGGAACGTTGCTTCCAAGGCACAAGATCCTCGTGAGAAGTTCGGAACAATCGGCCAATTCTGCCGAACATTTTCGATTGAAGAAGGCATAGAGACCTTCCTGTCTGAGGTGTACACGACAGGCACAATGCCTAACCGCTACACCTACACCCGCGGCTCCTCTGCAAACGGCTTAGAGATCTACCCGGATCAGGATCTGGCCTATTCGCACCAGGACAGCGACCCGGTCAGCGATGGCCGGACATACAACCTGTTTGACCTGGTGCGGGTTCACAAGTTCGGGCACCTGGATGAGCGGGTGAAGGACTTCACTCCTGACGCCAAAAAGCCGAGTCACTTGGCAACAGAGCACTGGGCGAGCAGTCTGCCGGAAGTCAAACGGGCATCTGGGGCTGAACTGCAGGCGGATTTCGCGGACGTAGATTTCGACGACGCCGAAGACCCGGAGGATGACTCATGGGTCGAGAAGCTCGAGCGGCATCACAAGACTAATGCACTGCTTCCTACGGCCGGCAACGTGGAGCTGATCCTGTCCCACGGTGTTTGGCGAGGCATCCTCGCTTACGACGCTTTTGGTAATGCGGAGGTCATTCGGCGCCCGTTACCGTGGCGAGAGATGGAGCGTCAAGGGCGAGCCTATGAGCCTTGGCTGGGGGCAGATGATAAGCGGCTCCAGCACTGGTTCAGCAAGGCTCATGAGATTAACGGGGGGAAGACCATTCAGAACGCCTTCACGGAGGTTGTTCACCGCAACACCTTCCACCCGATCAAGGCCTATCTGGAATCAACGACATGGGACGGCATCCCGAGAGCGGAGCGGCTATTCCCGGTCTACCTTGGAGCTTCTGACACTCACTATGTCCGTCAGGTGACCCGCAAGATGCTGCTGGCTGCTGTTACGCGGCTCTATCGTCCTGGGTGCAAGTTTGACCAAATGCTCGTTCTGGTCGGCCCGCAGGGGGCGGGTAAAAGTTCAATTCTAGCTAAGCTAGGCCGGGAGTGGTTCAGTGATTCCCTGCGGACGTTCGAGAATAAGGAAGCTGGAGAGCATCTGCAGAGCGGGTGGATCTTCGAGATTGGTGAGTTGTCAGCCATGAAGAAGACGGAGGTCGAGGAGGTCAAAGCGTTTCTGTCCAAGACGGAGGACCGTTACCGGGTGGCCTACGATCGCCAAGTGACCGAGTTTCCGCGGAAGTGCATCTTCTTCGGGACGACCAATACGAAGGGGTTCTTGCGAGACACGACCGGAAATCGCCGCTTTTGGCCTGTAGAGGTTGTCCCGGAGCATGCGGAGCGCAGCCATTGGGAGGATTTGACCGATTCAGAGGTAAGCCAGATCTGGGCTGAGGTGTTGAGCTGGTTCAAGGCGGGGGAAACCCTACAGCTGGATGACGAAATCCGTTTGGAAGCGGAGCGCCGGCAGGCTGCACATATGGAGAGCGATCCCCGGGAAGGGCTTATCCAAGAATGGCTGGAGAGCGAGGAGCCGGACGACATGGACCGACCGTCAGGCAATCTCCGGCAGCGCGTGTGTGCGGCTCAGATATGGGTGGAATGTCTCGGTAAGAAGAAAGGGGACATGAAGCCTTGGGAGGCAAAAGAGGTCTGTGACATCATGCGGAAGATGCCGGGATGGCATGAAGGAAAGAGCCGTTTACGCATCCTTGGATATGGTCAACAGACCGTTTTTGAGCGAAGCAGTGAGCCCTAATTTTACTGCATCAGCACTGCTTCAACTGCTTCACCTACTGATACAGTTGACGCAGTAAATGAAGCAGTAAAAATTAGTTCACTGTATCAGCAAAAAGCCAGTCATACCAATGGTTTGAACCAGGTTGAAGCAGTTGAAGCAGTAATTTCCCTTCTATATAAATAAATAAAATTAACCTATACGTAACCATACCTATATGTAGGTTAAACGCACATATCATACGCATACGCGTATTGAGTGCTTCAACTGCACAGGAGGAATATCATGCAGGAAAGTCAACTGGAACGAAAAGCCCGCCTTGCGGTCGAGCGTGTTGGTGGGAAGATGCCGAAGTGGGTCAGTCCCGGGAACCGCGGGGTACCTGATCGACTGGCAATTTTCCCGAATGGCTTGACTGTCTACGTCGAGATGAAGGCGCCAGGTAAACCGCTAGAACCTCTTCAGCGGAAGTGGCGGAAGGATCTGCTGGCGCTAGGGCACCGACATTATAAGATCGACAGCGAAGCTGACATTGAGCGACTCATACAGGAGGCGATGGTGGAATGAGATTCATCCCCCACCAGTACCAAGCCTACGCCACGCAGCGAATCCTGGACACGCCTTATCTTGGCTTGTTCTTGGAGATGGGCTTAGGCAAAACAGTATCCACCCTGACCGCGATCGATCAATTGCTGAATGACTACTTTGACGCTGAACGGGTGCTTGTGATTGCCCCGCTTCGTGTGGCCGATGACACGTGGGCCCGCGAGATTCACAAATGGGACCACTTAACGCATTTGCGAATCAGTAAGGTTTTGGGTAGCGCTGACCAGCGGCGCCGAGCGCTTAAAGCTGATGCCGACATCTGGATCATCAACCGGGAGAATGTGGAGTGGCTGGTCGGAGAGTACGGCAGCAAGTGGCCGTTTGATACCGTCGTGATTGACGAATTATCCAGCTTCAAGAATCACCAGTCCAAGCGCTTCAAGGCATTGCGGCGAGTCCGTCCCATGATCAAACGACTGATCGGGTTGACTGGCACCCCGGCACCTAATAGCCTGATGGACCTCTGGGCGCCGGTATATCTGCTGGATCAAGGCGATCGTCTGGGTAAGACCATTACGGGATATCGAGACCGGTATTTCCTACCGGGCGAGCGGAGCGGCCATGTGGTCTACAACTGGAAGCAGAAAAAGGAGTCCGAAGAACGGGTCTACGAGGCGATCGGCGATATCGCGGTATCCATGAAAGCAGAAGATTGGCTAGAGTTGCCTGAACGGATTGACCGGAATGTTCCCGTTCGGCTTACTGGCAAAGCGGCTGAGCTTTACAAGAAGCTGGAGAAGGAGCTTTTGATCGAATACGCGGATGCCGATGTGGTAGCCCAAACGGCTGCCGTCTTGAGTAACAAGCTTCTGCAGATGGCGAGCGGTGCCGTGTATGACGAGGATCGGGGCGTTAAGCTTATCCACGATGCGAAGCTAGATGCGTTGGAGGACCTCATCGAGGCGGCACAGGGCAAGCCCGTTATGGTGTTTTACAACTTTCAGCATAGCCTGAGCCGGATTCAAGCCCGATTCCCGCAAGCGCAGATTCTGCGAAAAGGTAAGGACGGCAACGAGGACATCAGAGCATGGAACAATGACGGGATCCCGCTGCTTCTGCTGCATCCGAAGAGCGCCGGACACGGACTCAACTTGCAGGAGTCGAGCTGCCGAACGGTTGTGTGGTTCGACCAGATATGGAGTCTGGAGGAAGACCAACAAGCCAATGCCCGCGTACATCGGCAGGGTGTCCGACATAACATCGTCGTCATTCGCTTGGTGGCTGAAGGCACGATGGACGAAGAAGCTGTCGAGGCACTGGGACGGAAGGCCGCTGGACAAGAAGCCCTGATGCAGGCAGTTAAAGCGAGAATAGAGAGGGTGAGAGGATGAACCGCGACGAGAAAAGGCATTATTTTCAGCGGTTTAAGAAAATGACCGCCAATCAGTTCTGGGCTGAAATGGATATTCTGCATTCCCGTGCTTATGGAATGGCCCAGAAGCATTACGAGGAGGCTATGGACATCAAGCTGACCCCGAAGCAGAAGGCAGCCGTCGTGACCAAGGCGCACGAGATCCGTGAGCTTTGGGACGGCATGAGGGAGATAGCCGTCGAGGCAACAGAGGACGAGCAGTTCATACCGGAGGAGGTGAAGAAAGCATGATGAAAGTAATCTACTGGATTTTTTCGAGGTGGCACCTGTACCGGGGCGTGGCTTATGCTTACCCAGTGAGCCGATACCACTTTGAACGGTACGAGCATTACAACCAGCTTCGCCGCGGAGAGTCGCCTCGGATCGCGCGAACTGATCTCTGGAGACGAAGGGGTGGGCACTGATGACAGAACAAGCGGTAATCGCCAAGCTTCAGGATTACAAGCGCATCGTCGGGCGTATCCGCGTCCTGGAGCGGCATCACGTTGGCATGGGCTACACCGTCAATGCGATCGCCCACGATGATCAGCTGCAGGAGCTTCACCGGCAACTGCGGGGGATGCCGAGCTATATGTATCTGTCGGCACGCGAACAGGAGTTGGAGACCACGGCGCACGCTTACCTGGCCCGGTACCCTTCCGGGATCAGGAGCCAGTACCACGAGGTGGCCAGGTTGCAGGGAGACGATGCAGAGGATGAGCAACGCCTGCAGGAGCTCACCTGTAAGATCGCCAAGGTGCTGGAGGCCAGGTTGGGAGCTGTGCCGGCTGATGGGATCGATGCGGTTCTGGAGCGGATCTGCGAGCTTCAAGAACTCGAGGCCGAGAGGGATTACATCGACAATGCCTTAACCGTGCTTGAGGAGATGCACCCGGGCTATGGCCGGTTGCTGCGAATGCGGTACGTTGAGGACAAGCCAGTTAATTTTTCCGCAGATGAGCTTAATGTATCAGTGATGACTTTTCATAGGTGGAAGGTTCAAGCAGTGCAAGAATTAGGGTCACTGTTACAAGGTCGATAGAATCATGATAGACTCGCGTGACAAAAGGCCAGTTTCAAACGTGCTAAAATGCTACTATGAACATCGTGTAAGTAAGCGCTGATCTTGCGGGTACTCCTCCTTTTCGCCGTCCTTCGGGGCGGCTTTCTTCTTCTCTACACTGGTTCGGGAGGAAATTCCTTCCTGGTGTCGAATAGGTACTAATAATTCGACAAGAGGATGGGGATACAATGCCTACAAAAGCTATTACTTTTGATTTCTTTACTTTCAAAAGCCAAACCAGCGATGCTTTGGAACAAGCACTGATCAAAGAATTAGCTACCAGGAAATTAGGCAATTTTAATAACGTAAAAGTTGTCGATTTCTATGCGCGGATTCGTGAGATTGCAAATGAGAATGATCTTTGGATTTGCAACGCCGAAAAAGTTAACGTTCTTGATGAGGCGTATATCGGTGATTTACAGGGCTCTCGTGAAGCGTTAGCACAGCAAGATGACCAAGGTCCAATTTTCGATACGATTTTTTTGTATAATCCTAAAAACCAAGTTATAGCATTACAAAGAAATCGATCAGGACTTGGAATGAACACTTTTATTAGCTATCTATGCAAATTGACTTCCTGTGACGATGTTGAACTAGAGGTCATCATCGACCCAAATACGTTGATCAAACTCAATAAAATGTCATTGGTCAAAAGCATTGAATATAAGATTTCTCGACCGACAAACTTTACGTTTGCCAGAGGTGCAAAAAGAGGACTAAGCGGAGATATTGATTTTTTGCGTTTTTTTCAAGGAGACAGTTTAAAAGTAGTTATTGGTTCTGATAAAGGAAATAAGCTTGGGAAACCAGCGATTTTATCAAAAGTGAAAAATTTGCTTACTAACTCCCAGAGCATCGAGAAATTAAATGTGAGCGGCCAAATTGAAGGAGACATGGAAACGATTGATCTTATTAAGCAAAGGATAATTTTTACGAAAAAGAAATACTTGAAAAAACATAAGAAATTAACTGTGGATATGATTATGGAGACTGTTAAAGAAGCGTATAATTACCACAAGACAAACTTAAACCGAATGTACATTAACAGAGACGAATAATGGAGGGGGGAGAGGTGGTATTATGGGACGCATTCTCGAAAAAACGTTACCTTACCTAATCGGAGCGATCCCACCAATTCTGGTTATTTATTACGGTATCTATCCATCCTATTTTGTTAACTTTAAAGACATTATGAACTCAACAATAAGTATGGGGTCAATTGCAGTTGGGTTTTTGGCTGCAGCAATCACACTGTTGCCATCGCTTAACCAGAACCCATTTGTCATTGCGCTAAAACAAATAGGTGCCTATGAGAAGCTAATGAGCTATTTGATTAGTGCGATTATCTTTCTCTTTTTGATCTCACTGTTATCCATCTTCGGGCTTTTAATTGACACGTCCTTCAACAAAGATGTAGGTCACATTTTTTTAATCGGATGGTCGTTTGTTTTTAGTGTTGCGATACTAACGACAATAAGGGTAATATTCTCGTTTCTCAAATTTTTAATAGCATCACAAAAATGATAAATCAATCGATTGTGCCACTCGAGACTGAGTGGCACTTTATTTTTCGTGAAAGGAGGCCGTCTGCATGGCCTTGACGGCGAAACAAAAGGCATTTGTCGCTGAATACCTTGTCGATTTGAACGCCACGCAGGCGGCCATTCGAGCAGGATACAGCGCTAGGAATGCGGATAAGATCGGTCCAGAGCTGCTAGGGAAAACTAGGGTGGCTGAGGCCATCCAAGAGGCGATGTCCAAGCGCGAGCAACGGACAGAGATCACCCAGGACATGGTTCTCCGTGAGTTGGCAAAGATCGGGTTCAGCGATATGCGGACATACACCAAATGGAGTAATCGCGGTATCGCTCTGATTGACTCCGATTCGCTGGCGCCTGAACAATCGGCATGTGTGGCTGAGGTGACTCAGACGATTACGGAGTCTGGGGGCAGCATCAAGTTCAAGCTGCACGATAAGGTGTCCGCATTGGAGAAGATTGGTCGCCACCTTGGCATGTTCAAGGACAAAGTGGAGCTGACAGGGGATGACGGTGGGCCTTTGCAGGTGCTGTTCAGCGACAAGATGCGGCCTCCCGAGTAACTGGCTCGCCAAATCAGGATTTTGACGTCATGTATAAATACTTGACACATCGATTTTCGCCGAATTAGACCGTGAGCGGTGATTTTGCCGTTTTCAACGGTCTTTTTTCATGCCGATTTTCGCCTTCATGGGCCGCATACGCTGAAAATGCCAATCTTCGTTATTCTCTCGTTTTCGCTGTTTAGCTATGCCGTCCATTTTCGCTAGAAAGGAGCGTCCAGATGCCTAAAGTTGTCATTCCTTACGAACCGCAGCCGCGTCAGCAGCTGTACCACCAGACTATATGCATCGACGAACTTCTCTACGGTGGAGCGGCAGGTGGCGGTAAGTCAGAAGCAACGATATGGGACGCGCTCATGTATGCCATGACGTACCCAGAAAGTCGGCAGATCATCTTCCGCCGAACCTTCCCAGACCTTCAGCGGTCGATCATTGCGAGGACTCTGGTCGCTTACCCGAAAGCGCTCGGTAAGTACAACCAATCGAAACATGAATGGATCTTCGTGAATGGATCGGTGGTGGAACTCGCCTACTTTGACTCGGATTCGCACAAGCCGAACTACGACGGAGCTGAGTACGACGTTATCCGTTGGGAGGAGCTGACCCACTTCGAGGAGGGATGGTACACCTTCATGCTGTCACGCCTTCGTGGTTCCAAGCCCTATCCCCGTTACATCAAGAGCACGACGAACCCCGGGAATGTTGGTCACGCCTGGGTGAAGAAGCGCTTCATCGACATTGGAGAGTGGGAGAAGGTCCATCATGTACATGAAACTGATGAGACAGGTAGCCCTCTCTTTCATCCCGACACTGGAGCTCCGATCATTTCCCGCCGAGTGTTCATTCCGGCACGAGTCCAGGACAATCCTGCCTTGCTCCGGGCAGATCCGAATTACATCGTCCGCCTTATGCAGCTTTCGGAACAAGAGCGAAAACAGAAGCTAGATGGAGACTGGGATACATTTGCGGGTCAGTTCTTCGGTGAGTTCTCCCGTGCGATGCACGTCGTGAAGCCTTTCCGAATCCCGCGCGAATGGCGACGATTTAGGATGATGGATGAGGGCTACAATGACCCCTTTGTCTGCTTGTGGGGCGCACTGGACCGGTCCGGTAACCTGTACATCTACCGGGAGTTCATCCGCTCGAAGCTGCTCTCCAGTGAGCAGGCCGCACATACCAAGCGGCTGACGGGCGCTGAGCAAATCGACTACACCGTGGGCGATACAAGCTTCTGGAATAAGTCCAAGACTTCAGGCGAGGCGCCGTTCGAGGTCTTTGTCAAAGCGGGAATCCCCATGATCCAGGCGACCAAGGAACGCGTCAATGGCTGGAAGCGGGTGCGTGAATGGCTTCATCCGGTCGATGTAGTCGATCCGGTCACCGGTGAGACGCACAAGGAAGCGCGGTTGAGGATCTTTGACACCTGCACGGGCCTGATTGAAGCGCTCCCGTCCATGGTGACGGACGAGCACAACCCCGAGGACGTGGCAGCTCATCCTCTCGACCATGCACCTGATGCACTCCGGTATGGGCTGATGAGTCGACCAGCTCCTGCTATCGTGACGGAGGAGAGTAAGCCGGTTCCATTCCCGTTCAAGACTGAGGATGATGACTACGAAAGCGAGGGGGCGATCATGACGTGGTAGAAAAGCGTGTTAGGTTTGGCGGCTGGCGTGAATACGACAAGGAGCCGACAGCCGCAGAGCAGATGGAAGCCGTAGTAGTTCTTCGAGAGGAAGCTAACCAATTCATCGAAGATAACGGTTGGAAAGATAAACAGTTCCACTTCACGATCATCAAAAACAAACCACATTCCCCGCTGAACAAGTGGACGATGGCCCTGCGAGCAGATGAGGTGTTGACATGACAGCCGTAGTGATCATATTGGCATTATGTGTCCCGCTGTCCACTGCGATTGCGGGCTTTTTGGCGTTCAAAGGCGTGCAGCTTGGGCTCAGGTGGCGCATTGAGACTGACCGTGACCAGGTTCCTACGATGGAGCCGACCCTTCCGCAGTTGGTTAAGCCGCCGGAGCCTACTCCCGCCGGGCTAACCCCCGATTTGATAAGCGAATGGCTGAATGGCCCGAAGGAGGATGATCGCAATGAAGGACGAGATCGCGGGCCAGATTGAGGAGCAATACCGTGCAGGACTCTCGTATATGCGTCAGATGGGTTATCTGATCAAGTGGCCGGAGTGCGAGCGGTTCAAAGCTGGCGACCAGTGGCCGAAAGCCACCAAGGCAACCGCAAACCTTCCCCGCCCGGTGTTCAATATCGCGCGTTATATCAGCAATCACAAGGTCAGCTCGGTAATGAACGAGAATGTGAAGATGCTCTACTCCGCATCTGAATCGGGTCCTGAAGACGATCCTGCTTCCCAACTTGCCGAGGAAGCCGCGGACAAGTACACCAAGAACGCGGACGTAACCTGGGATCGGGTGAAGCAGGATGAGCTCAACGAGGAGGCCTTGGAGTCGGGGTCAACGACGGGAACCGGCATCTGGCACTACTACTGGGATGTGTCGCAGAAAGGCGGCAAGATCCGCCCATGGATTGGCGATATGGTCGGTGAGGTGCTGGATCCGATCAATGTGTTCTGGGGTAACCCCCAGGAGAGGAGGGTGCAGCGGCAGCCGTACGTGATCATCTCGCTTCGTGATACGGTTGCATCGATTCGTAAAGAGGCGCAGCAGAATGGCGTATCAGTTGAGAAGCGGAACCTGATCACACCTGATAAGGATGTTCAGGATGAAGGCTACGACCAGGCGAAGGTCGAGGTCCGGGACACCGACAAGGCTACGGTGCTGCTGAAGTACTGGCGAGCAGATGACGGGCTGATCCACTTCATGAAGGTCTGTTCTTCCGTTGTGGTGAAGCCTGACACTTCCACCGGCATGGAGCTGTACCCGCTTGTTGTCATGCAATGGGAGCGCCGGCGGAAGTCGATTCACGGAGTGGGCGACATTGAGGGGATTATCCCCAACCAAAAGGCCATCAACGTGCTGATCGCCATGGAGATTCTGAGCGTGCAGCTCACTGGATGGCCGAAGATGCTGGTGAATCGTAATGTCGTGGATCCCGCCAAAGTGAATAACGAGCCTGGCGGCATGATCGTTGACAGCAGCCCGCCAGGACAGGGGGATGGCGTGAAGTATCTGAACCCCGGGAACGTCTCCCCGTTGGCAAATGCGCTGGTGGAGCAGTTGGTCGATTACACCAAGATGCTGTCCAGCGCCCAGGATGCCGCTACAGGCGACATGAGCAAGGGGCAGCTTAACGCGACGGCCATCATGCTGTTGCAGAAAGCGGCTGGGGTGCCGATCGAATCTATCAAAAAACGTTTCTATCGGGCCATGGAGGACGTAGGTCAGATCTGGGCGGAGTTCTGGAGGGTGAAGTTCAACACGACACGCAGCGTGATGTTCAAGGACGATGACGGGCAGGAGATCCCGGACACCTTCAACGGCAGTGCTTACCGGGATGCTGAGCTCAATCTGAAAGTCGATATCGGTCCGTCCTCCCAGTACAGTGAAGAGCTCATGATGGCGTCGTTGGACAAACTCTTCGATGGTCAGCATATCAGCCTGGAAGACTACTTGGAGTTTGCTCCGAAAAACGTCGTTCCCTTCAAAGATCGCTTGCTGAAGCGGATCGAACAGGCGAAGCAGGAACAGGCGCAGATGCAAGCCAACATGCCGCCTGACCAACAACAGCAAGATCAGATGCAGCAGCAGATCGCCATGAAGCAGATGGACCACCAGCACCAACTGGAACTCCAGCAGCAGAAAGGGCAGATCGAGCTGCAGAAAGCCGCAATGTCGGGCCGTCAGTGAGAATCTGTCGGCCTATTCCTATTATTCGGGGCCAACCATAGCCCAAGGAGGATTTACCTATGCCTGAAGAAGTGGCCAACCAGAGCCAAGAGCAAGCTGCGCCCGAAACGGCGACGAATGAACAACCCGCAGGCGCGTCCACTACCCAGGAACAGCCTAAGGGCATAACCGTGAAGTACAACAAGGAAGACCGCTTCATCCCCGAAGAGGAAGCTCCGACGTGGATCCAAAAAGGGCTCAACTACGACAAGGTGTCGGAACGAGCGAAGGAAGCGGAGAAGTACCAGCAGAACCTCGACCGTATCGCCAAGTTCTATGGCTTCGATAGCCATGACAAGTACATGGACGCCCTGAATGAAGCGGAGCAGCAGCGGCAGATCGAGGAAGAAGCGCGTCGGCTTGGCGTGGATGAGCAGGTGGTGCTCCAGCACCTGAAACCGCTCCAGGACAAGGTCGCTGGCTTTGAGCAGGAGCAGCGTCGACTGGAGCAGGAACGAGCAAGTCTCGAAGTGGAGAAGGACCTGACCACGCTTCGTGCCAAGTACCCGGACTGGGACAAGTACCAGGACGCGACGTTCGAGCTTGCGATCCAGCAGGGGTATCGCCTGGAGGATGCCTATCGGCTTGCGAGTTATGAGGACAAGATGTCCAGTGCTGCCCAGAAGGCTGAAGCGGAGACGGTTCGCAAGCTGCAGGAGAATGCCCAGGCTTCCACCGGATCAGCAGCGGCAGGGGCAGAGCATAACGGCAAATTTGAGACCCTCTCGAAGGCGGACAAACTCCGTATGATCGAGGAGGTCAAGCAAGGCAAACGCACATCATTCGATTAAGGAGATGATTTCAAGTGGCAACGAATGTACAATCCTACAACGCCGGTACCGGCGTGAACCAACTGCCCGCTGAAAACGCAACGTTTTACCAAACGGCCATGCTCGAGCGGCTGACGCCGGAACTCTTCTACATGAAGTACGGCGACAAGAAAAACATCCCGAAGCGTAAGGGAGCTACGGCACAATGGCGCCGACTGAACAGTCTGGCTGTATCGACCACCGCTCTGACCGAGGGCGTGACGCCAGATGGAGTGGATTTCTCCATCACGCCGGTGACGGCCACCGTAAAGGAGTACGGAAACTGGACCAAAATTTCCGAGTTTTTGGATCTCGTCGGGCTCGACCCGCTCCTCACGGAGACGTCGGAGCTCATGGGAGAAAACGCCGGTGAGTCTATCGACATCATCGTGCGCGATATTATCCAAGCCGGGACCAACGTTCTCTATGCCAATGGCAAGGCTTCTCGCGCTACCGTAGCCGCTACGGACACGATCACTGCCGCCGACATTTTGCGCGCGCGGAAGATTATGAAGAAGAACAAGGTCAAGACGATCAAATTGCCCGATGGCTCGACGGGCTACCTGATGTTTGTTTCGCCGGACGTGGCGACGGATCTCATGAAGACGCAGGAATGGAAGGACCAGAACACCTATGTCAGCACTGATAATCGCAAAGACGGCATGGTGGGCAAGTTGTATGGGGTCTATTTCATGGAGGCGGTCAATTCCGGTATCGCGGCGGCGGCTGGAGCAACAGGGGCGGACGTCCATCTGAACGTTATGATCGGCCGCGGTGCTTACGGCGTACCGGACATCGAGGGCTCCAGCAAGCCGGAGATCATCGTCCACGAAGCGGGCTCGGCTGGTACGGCGGACCCGTTGAATCAATTTAACACGGTCGCCTGGAAAAATGCCTTCACTGCAGTACGCATCCAGGAACTCGCCATCTTGCGTTATGAGTGCGGCGCAACGGCATAACCATCGGGGCCTTCGGGCCCCTCACCCAATAAGGAGGATTGATTTCAATGGCAACCCCCAAGGACAAGCTTGACCCGCAAGAGATGAGCTTCAAACAATACCTTGACTCCCGCCCGAAAGTGAAGATCGAAATCCCGGAGGATCCGAATAACCCCGGCGACGTCGTGCCGGTGGCAATCAACGGCGTAATCTACGCCATCCCCGTCGGCCAGGAGTTTGAAGTTCCTGATCTGATCTATAACGTGTGGAAAGAATCGCATGAGAAGACCAAGGCGGCCAATAAGAAGATCAAGATCACGGAGCTGAAAGAGCTGCAGATCATCGGATAAGCCCCCATGCGGGGCTTTTTCCGCATAAAGGAGGGAGTTTATGAACGTAGGGGATATCATCAGCGAAGTTCGGGAGCTGTTGCCCAACTCGCTCAGTGATGCGAGCTTAATCCGCAAAATGAACAACCTGCAAAATCAGCTCTACCGTAACGAGTTCCGGCGTACAGCGCTTACGCAATACGATATCCTCGCCAATGTGCCGGCCTATCCGTTGGGTTTTTCGAGCAATAAAGTAAAGGATCTGCTCGTGAATGGCGAGGAATACAGGTACAAGGACACGCAGGGGGAAGGGGCAAGCCGGTTTTACTATTTCATCGGCGACGATGTTGGACTGTACCCGGTGCCGGATACGGATATATCGGGCGGTTTGCTCGTTTTCCATGACGCTGAGCCAGATCAGTTGACCGCTACAAGCCAAATCCCCGATCTGGACAAGGATTTCCACATGCTGCTTGTCTATGGCACGTGCGTACAGATCGCTGAGGCGATGCTAGCTACCGAGCTTATCAACGGATTCACCGGGAAATACAACGATCTGCTAGGGTCTCTGCTGACGTCACAGCGTGTTCCGGACTTTCCGCGCATTCAGAACTTGTACGAGGGGTTGATGTGATGCAAGCAAGTCAGTTTATCGCTGCTGGGCAGCTTAGCGCTGAGGTTAATAAGCGAGTTTGGGAAGGCATGGGGTACAATGCATCAGCTTTTGGCGTTGTTCCTGGACCTGCTGATGTGACATCTGTTATGCAGGCGCTTGTTAACAAGGCACAGGCAGACGGTATTAAGACGATCATCATGCCTCCTGGGCAGTACAATGTGACAGCTCTAGCTAATACAGAGGGTATTACCTTCATTGGCGACAATGCCTCATTCACTGGCGGTTATATCGGAACGGTTTTATCACTCGGATCTATCCCCGAACAGTTGGTCGATGTTGTTCAAGGTATGGTTAACTCAAAGTATATGTCTGTTTATTTTTGTGATAATGCATGGAGGCAAGAGATTGATTATTTCACTAGATTTGCCGAGCATTCCTTTAATTCAGGATTCAAAGAAATAAATATCCTCATACATGTAAAGTCTGATGGTTCCACTGACGAAGACATTTCAAAATTTAGTCAGTATGATGAAATCGCTAATGATATAGGAATTCCCATCACTTGTTTGAAAGTCCATGGATTATACAGTAATCCTAATTATCTTACGAGGACGTATCAGGCTCTTAATAATCTAAGCAAAATCAATACTGTCTTTGTGCTCAATGAACAGTTTTCTTCGGTGTACGGACATGGATTGGATTACCCTAGTCAAATCAAAAGTAACTACCAAAATGTGAAGAAGGTAGGCTGTACCGTTGACTACGGTACAGCGTTTAAGAGTTGGATTCCTGCTGTTGCTGGAGAACTAGCAGCAATCCAAGCAGCGTATGACGTATTAGGTGTGCATATGTATCCAAGTTGTGGATGTTTCAGCGAGGTAAAACAAACCACTTATGATCAATGCCTTCAGGCATTTAATAATTTACTATTAACGATTCCATGGGAGAAAGAGATATGGGTAACTGAATCAGGTGTTCTCCCATTTTGGCAATTTTTAGAGTTGCCCGAGAACTATAACTTAAGTAATTTAACCGATACCACTCGAACCATTGACCCTCAACGGTTATTTTACCGGGCATTGTTTAATAGCGATTTTGCAAATCGAGCTAGGGTGATCATTCCGTGGTATACAGAAAGTTGGATGTATGAGGATACTGTTGGTATGTGGGATGTTATAAAAAATATCATCACAAACAAGTAAGGGGGTGGGCAGAGAGATGTTGAAAATGGCAAAACAAAGCCCTGCTACGGGGGGATTTCGACTAGCTAGGATACAATACAATAGTCCTCTACGTAATCAAAACCTTTATTTTTCGCACCGATACGATATAAAATTAATCAAACAACATATATACACCCCCGGTCCATATAAGGACAGTTATTGTAAGCTATTTTGTTCAACTCACGGTGTAATTGCTGAAATAACTGATAACGATTTTTATGTGTACGACAGCGGTAGTTTCATAGATATTTGCGTTAATGTCCCTGATAACTTCAGCCGTATTGTTGTAGAAATTGAAACGAATGAACCTGGAAGTGTTTCGCTGAAATGTGACAGTTTTTCATTGACTGGCCTTACAAGGCTGATCGTTCCCAACCCTGTGATAAACTCTATGTATAATAAGTTGAACGGAAAAACGTACTCATATTATCAAGATTTCTCTGTAACGACTACGCTAAAGCTCAATAATATCGACACATTTCAATTGTCAATTGGTGGTGACATCGCTGTTATTTCAGGAAATGCAGTTGTAAAATCCCCTACCAATTGGACACTCACAAAAGGCACAGATATTACCGTAATCGGTGAATTGATCGGGAGTAATTATTCAGTAATAACTCCATCAAATTATAGAGGAACTGTAGTTTTATACTAATTAATAAAAGGAGGGTAATCATGAAACCGTGGCCAAACATCCGCAGCCGCACACCTGCTGTTCAACGTGAATTCCGTGGTGTCGATCGGCGGGATCCGTTCTCGCTCAATGCGGCTCTATCGCCTGATTCTCTCAACACCTCATCGCTCTCATACCCAAGTCTCTCTGTGCGCCCAGGATACACTGTCCTGGGTGCTTCTTATGGGCGCGTGTTGGGATTGGGATCGTGGAAAGAGACTGAGCTTCACGCGGTATTCGCTGATGGCACCTGGCGCAAATGGACTGGATCATCGTGGTCAGCAGCGCTTAAGAGCGGATTGTCCACCACAGAGCAGGCATCGTTTACAAACCTCAAGGGCGGTCTTTCCAGCATATCGCTGTTCATGACCAACGGTGTCGATGGGCTGCTCTACTACGATGGCTCAACGGTGCAGACGGTCAGCACAGCCCCGTCCGGAATCAACTATGTCGAGACGCATGTCGACCGTTTGTGGGGAGCGGTGGAGAACCGGCTCTACTGTTCTGCCTACCGCGATGCGACCAACTGGACAGTGATCAACCAAGACGACGCCGATCCGTTTGACACGGAAGTGGAGACGCCGAACGGTGAGGTAATCGACGGCATTGTGGCATCCAGCGATACCCTGATCGTCACCAAGAGATCGAGCATCCATAAGCTGATGGGCTATGCGGCCTCGGACTTCACCTTGCGCCGGGTGACGCGGGAAGTCGGCTTTCTCGGCAACAACACGGCGACGATCATCCGGGACGTGATCTATATGCTCGATGAGCGCGGCATATACGATTACTACGGCGCCACAAGCCCGGATAATAGCTTCTCTCTCGGGGTGCAGGATTGCATCGACCGGATCAAACGGTCGTCAATGTCGTCCTCCTGCGTAGGCACAGACGGACAGCGGTTGTACGTGTCTATCCCTATCAGCTCCTCAAGCGCACCGGATACGGTGCTTGTCTACGACTTCGACGCTAAGTCGTGGGACGTATGGGGTGGCTTCTCCATCACCTGCTTCGCAAAGATGGGGAACACGCTCTACGCCGGGGACGCACAGGGGCGGGTGCTTCAGATGGGCGGACCGAACGATAACGGGACAGCGATCTCCTGGTATCGCACATCAGTACCGTACACAGCCGAGAGCATGGCACAACATATCCGCATACCTCGTATGTGGTTTACGGTGGAGTTGCCCGCGGTAAGCTCCCTGAGTGTGTATCTGTCCAAGTCCGATCAGGGAGACGCTGACTGGCAACTGGCCGCGACGTTCACGGCAGGCGCTTTGTCCACCACTCCGATTTATGTGCCCACGTCCATGCTTGTCGGGGCGCAGTGGTACCGCTACAAGCTGGCCGGAGTCGGCCCGTGTAAGGTGAAGGAGTTCGCGGTCGAACAGCACAACATGCCGATACGATAAGGAGGAATCACAATGCCACTTATAGAAATGCCGGTTCCGAAGCGTAACCCGAGCATCGAGGAATTAGCCCAAACTGTAGGGAAAGGCTTCGAGCAACTCGCATACGTGCTAAACGGGTTTCTCGGAAGCATGAACATCAAGGAGTTGACAGCGGATAAGGTCAAGACAGGTACACTTCTAGCCGCGTTGGTGACCATACAGGGGGCGCTCGCAAACGGTGGATACATTCAGTTCGATGAAAATGGCATGACCATCAACGACGGAACCAAAGATACGTTCCGTGTGGGGCTTGATGGCAAGCCGGTCATGACAGGCGGTATCGTGCAATCGAGCGCTAGCGGGTATCCGAGGTTGGAGTTTAATTCGGAGGATGCTCTCTTGAATGCAGCAAGGGCTATCGACAAATTTATTAAAATCATATCATCTGATGGTGATACCGGAGCTCCGGCGTTGCAGATTAGGGATGGATCATTAGGTGTTTTACAGTTCATGGACTCCATTGGACGGTATCACATTCTCTGCATTCCTGGTACCAAATACATGATCGAGTCGTATTCTGAAATTATATTGGCAGCACCAATGGTAGAGGTTCCGGACTGGACGAGCTTTCGGAGGTATGATACAGGCGAAAACCTGGGGGCAGCTCTTAACTCTAAGGCAGATGCATTCACTGGATTTACCGGAACGCTATACATGGCCACTACTGCTGGAGGGCCGGCAAACGTGGCAAAAACATTTGTGAACGGTATCCTCGTATCTTGATTATTTGCTATACTGGAAGAAAACGGGGAAAAGGTGATCTTCCATGAAAAAGCTCATTGTTGGGTTTATGACTGGAGCTGTTTTTGCGACAGCGGTAAGCGCAGGAGCAGCATCGATCGTTCCGATCGGGAAAAAGATTGATAGTAGCTATAAGGTAACGGTAGATGGGGCACAGTTGCCGAATCAAGCAATCGTCGTTGAAGGAAAGTCATACATTCCAACGACCGATGTTGGCACCGCTACCGGGAAAAAGGTGTCATTCAGCGCGAAGGAGGGAATAATATTGACGAGCACACCGGAGGCAGTAACAACGGCTGAACCAGTTGAATCAGCTATCCCAGAAGCAACTCCTTCTCCAAGCAGCACTCTTTACACAAAGGAAGAAAAGGAACTGAGAGCCTTACAAGACAAAGTTGGTCGTCTTGAAGGCGAAGTGATGATGTTGAATATGTTCATCCGCGACGAAAAAGACCCGGCCAAGAAAGCCGAGTACGAAAAGCAGAAGGCAGACAAGCTAAAGGAACTCGAAGAAGCGAAAGCCCAGCTTGCGGCGCTGCAGAGTCCTTCTCCTACACCGTAACAGCATATCCTTTACTACCCGACGTCCTCCTATGAGGGCGTTTTTATTTTTCACAAGAAAGGAGCAAGGACATGGCCACTCTTACGACAAACCCGACCCTAAAGACCGCGAGCACATTTCGAGCGCCACAGGGTCAAGTCGGCATCCGCGACTGGCTCAAGGGACAAGGGTATGGAGACACCGACATCACGTACAAAAACGGCGTCGTGTCGCTTAAAGGTAAGGCGTTCACGAGCGCGAACCCGCTGGCCGATCAGCGGACATACGATACCGCCGAGAACCTGCAGAAGGCTCTTGGTGCGTACCGCACGAACGAATACGGCAACCAGGCGGACTCCACAATGAAGACGATCGGCGAGAAGGTGAACGCTGAGCCCTACCAGTTCAAGGGGTATCAGCCCTTCTCCTACAATTCCGACACCGATCCGACAGCACAGGCGATCAAGGCAAAGTATCAACAGGATGCCGGGCGAGCTTCTAATAACGCTATGGTATCGATGGGATCACGAGGGATCGGCAATAGCTCGGCCACAACTGACCGAGTGGCACAGATTCAGCAGCAGGCGGCGACGGACTACAATGCGACAGCGCTCCCTCAGCTTGAGCAGAACGCCTTCCAGCGCTATGCAGCTGATCGGGGATACGATCTTGATCTCCAAAACGCCAACTACGGGGCACAGCGTAACCAGTTGAGCGACCTGAATTCCTATGCGACAGCTCTCAGCAACCTGCGTCAGCAAGGGCTGGACAATGCTTATCGGGATGAGACGATGACATATCAGCAGGGGCGCGATAAGGTTGCCGATAGCCAATGGGAGCGTCAGTTCGCCTCCCAGAACGACCAGTGGAAGCAACAATTTGCACGCCAGGGAGAGCAGTGGCTCAAGGAGTTTAATGAGAATGCTCGCCAGTACAATCAGAACTATGCCCTCCAGAAGCTGGCCCAGGACCACAACATGTCCATGGATCAGGCACAGCTCGCGATTAGCCGCATGAATGCGAATCTGAATCAGCAGCAGTTCAACTGGTCAACAGATCCGAATAACCCGGACAACCAGTATAAAAATGCTCAAATCGCAAACAGCCAATACGATAACCTCTATAAGACGTGGCAGGCTACGGGCGTAGCACCTTCCGGTCTGCAAGCGCTGGGGGTTCAGCCCGGGACCGCGTGGCGCGATTTGTCACCTTCCGATGCGATCCAGCAGCTCAGCAAGAGCCAGTTCATCACAACATCTACCGATCCGATGACAGGTCAGTCGCAGACTAGTGTGACGGATCCGACTGGGCTCGCCCGGGCTATTCTGAGCATGCCGAATATGACGGACGCCCAGGTGGATCAGATCGCGAGCTACTTCGGTGTGGACCTTTCGAAACTGGGAAACTGAGTAGCCCCGGGGGCACCGGGGCATACACCAACTACTACAAGGCAGCATCAGACGCTAAGTCGAACCCGATGGGCTATGCAACAGCGAACTCTGCCGTTTCTTCGGCACTCAACCAGTTAGGGCTACCCGCCAGTTGGTTGCAGCCTACGATGGAACTCGTCGCTCGTGAGAGCAGCTTTAACGCATCCGCCAAGAACCCCAAGTCCTCCGCGAGAGGGCTTTTTCAATTTCTGGACTCCACTAGGCAGACATATGGCGGTAGTACTGTAAACTGGAATGATCCATATCAGCAGACCCTTGCGGGGCTCCGATACATCAAGGACCGGTATGGTACGCCGGAGAAGGCGCTGCAGTTCTGGGACAAAAACAACTGGTATTAGTGAGGTGAGAGCATGAGCAAGTATGATGCGCTTCGCAAATCGTTCGGGCTCACCGAAGATGAAAAGAAGGAAAGCAAATACGACAGCATGCGGCGAAGCATGGGCCTGCTCCCGGATCTGAATGCTGGCCAGGTGGATCCGATGAAAGCGAAGGCAAAAGAGATCGGGAGCATATCAGAATCCCCGATTATGCGTTCGGTGAAAACTCCATCCCTTCCTAGCTCAGTTCCGTCTTCTGCCGTAGCCCAGCCGGTGGATATTACTCAATCTCCGTTACCTGCGGGGAGACTACCGGACATCAAGCCGACAAAGAAGTCAATCGGTAAGCGAATCCTGGACACGATCCAATACCCATTCGATAAGGCAGCGGAGCTCCTTGCTCCGTCTGCCCCTTTCTTGGATGGCCAAGCCGATGAGTATGGCGCGACCAACCCCCGTGACCGACTGGTGGCACAGCACGCTGAAGCAGGGAGATCGACCACAGGGAACAAGACGCTGGATAAGGTCGGAGATGTCCTCGGTACTGTTGGGGCGTTCGTCGCAAACCCCGCTAAAGTTCCCTCTCTCGGCCAGATCGCTGAGCTGCCGGGTATCGCTAACTTGTCTTCTCGGGCGGGTGCTGCGGTGTCCAGTCCGGTAGCGAGCCGAGCGGCTTCGGTGGCGACTCGTGAAGGGCTGACCGGCGCGGCACAGGGAGCGCAGTACGGGCTTCAGACGGGTAATGGTGATCTGCGCGACGCCGCTCGTGAAGCTGCATTCGGACTTGTGGGTGGAGCGGCATTGGGGGGCGTCGGTGGGGCGCTTGCACAAAAACTCGGTCCGAAGCTAAGCGCCGCGCTTGAGTCCTTCCGGCAGCGCTCCAGTGGCGTATCAGCTGATGCGGAATCACAAGTCCAGGGGCTATTGCAGGCGGCGAATAAGCCTTACGGAACGCTTAGGAGCGCACCTTCAGACGTATATCTTAACCGGGCGATGTCGGAGCTTCAGCCTCTTGTCTCTGAACGAATGACCCCGCCGCTGGAAAACCCGAACGAGCTGGCCAAATGGCTGAAGCCTTACCTCGGGGATGACGTCAGCTTGAACGAGATCCGTAAGCTTCCCTATGACGATATGTCCGAGCTGGCCGGAGAGGTACAGCGGAATCTGAAGACCTATGACGTGGCGAACCAAGTGGCACGAGAGCGGGGAATCGATCTGGATGGGCTACTGAACGGCAAGCAGCCGACCAACTTAAACGCCCAGATTGAGCGAAACCGAATGGGTCAAGCAGCTGGCGCTATCGATGCCCCTCAGATCACACCGGCTAGAGCGGTGCCGAAGGATTACACCCCATCTTCTTCTGCAGCTAAGTCGGCGGCGGAAGCTACGCCCGCCGAGACGATGAAGGGAAATTGGTTCACGAACCTGTTCGGATCGAAGGGTGTCGGCATATCGGCTGTTAGCGACTCACAGCGATTAAGCAAAGGGCCGCTAACGACGGAAGACCAGATCGTTTCCCGCAGCATCAAACGGGACGTCCAAGGAACGAAAGTCCAACTCGCGGCGAGCGGGCGGGCGCTATATCAGAACCTTGTCGATCGGCTTGACCCGCTGAAGCGCATCAGCGCGGAAGCCTATGACACAGCAATGGATTCGAGCCGTGCGAACAACATCGCCAACACGATCATCAAGGACAAGTTCGTCAATCCCGAAGGGGAGGTCATTGGTGAAAGTCTTTCCGGCATCTTCCGGAAGGTCGCCCGTGGGGAGGACAAACCCTTCATCGACTACCTCACGCTCCGGCATGCGGTTACCCGGATGGAGCGCGGAGAGCAGGTCTACGCGGATAATCTGGGCATGACGGTAGACGGTGTAAAGGATAAGCTGGCGCAGCTCGATAAGCGGTACCCGGGATTCTCTGAGATTGCTAAAGAGTGGGACGGCTTTAACGACAACGTGTTGCAGACGTTCGGGGTTGATGAAGGGCTTATCTCCCCTGAGGCATACGCTGCTATGCGGGAGAAGAATCCGAACTACTCCCCGATGCGCCGGCAGTTCCTCCAGTCCGAGAAACCGGGACGGACGTATCTGGCCAAGTCGGCGAAAAGCTCGTTCAGCGGACAGAACGCGCCAATTAAGGAAGTCAGCCCAACGGGGTCAGCTCGTCGCATCGTGGACCCGAGAAAGACCACGGTCGAAGCCGTAGGAGCATGGGCAAATGCCGCCATGCGAAACCGTACCATGCAGTCTGTTGTTGATGCGGTGAAGCGCGATCCGGAAGCGTTCGCCGGTGTGGTAGAGATTGTCGCCAAGCCAAAGTCGATGGCAAGCCTGGAAGACGTACTGACCAAGGGAGGAGCAGACGACTTCTTAGAATCCCTGGATGCCGACTTCAAGGATCTATTCAAAACGAGCCGCGTCGACGGTGACAACGTCGTGCGGGCAATGGTGGACGGTCAGCCGGTATACATGAAGGTGCACGACCCTGAACTCATTAAGACGCTTGTCGGTATGGGGCCGCAATCCTCGAATGCGCTGATCGATGTACTAAGCCTGTTCTCGAATGCGACGAAACGAGGGGCAACCGGCCTGCTCGCTCCTGTGTTTGCCGTCAAGGGGGCAACGATGGACCTTGTGCAGGGAGCGATCCAAAGCCGCAATCCGGTCAAGCAAACGGCATACACGGTGTATGCTCTTCTGTCGGGCATCGGCGACCGGCTGCGCATCCCAGGCTTACGCAATCTGGCTGAGGAGTATAGGCGCGCTGGGGGCGAGTATTCGGCTGCATTGAAAGGTGATCGAGCCCTCGACAAGAGCATTGACAGCATGACCCGTTATCCACTCCTTGCTCCGCAGAGCGTCAAGAAGGGGGTCATCGGTACTGTAGCCGCGCCATTCAAAGCGCTCGAAGCCGTAGGCAACGTTACGGAGAACGCGCCGCGCATGGCTGCCTATAAGGTTGAGCTCAATCGGCTTGGTGGAGAAAGGACGCCAGATAATGTCCGGCAGGCCATGAACCAGGCGCGGGAGATCACGACGAACTTCAGCCGGCGCGGGGCAATGTCGAGGGATCTAGAAGCCTTCGTCCCCTATAATAACGCCGCTGTGCAGGGGACCTACCGCGTGCTGAAAGGCTTGAAGGATCGTCCGGTGCAGACCGTAGCTGCCATTGGCGCGCTGTCCGTGCTCCCCAAGGTTTACGAGTACATGCAGTTTGCTGATGATCCTGAATATCAATCGCTTCCAGCTCGGGAGCGCTACCGGTTTTTGATTGTCAGTAAGAATGCGGACGGAACGTTCGTGAAAATTCCGATGGAGCCCGCCTATAACAGCTTCGGGGAGCTCACCGTCGAGTCGTTGCGAAAGTGGAAGGATCAAGACCCGACAGCCTTCAAAGGAGCGGCCGATGCTCTGGCGAACGCCTGGACGCCTCCTCTACTTACAGGAGCGCTACAGGGAGCAACAACCGACGGGAGCCTGGAAACTGGCGTAAAAGGAGCCTTCAACTCTACGGTGTTTGCCCCGCTCGTAGCAATTTCCGGTAACCAGAGCTTCACCGGGGCGCCGATCGTGTCCAAGGCAGTTGCTGACCGCAGTCCGAAGTATCAGTCCGATGAACGAACCAGCAGCATCGCGATGTGGATCGGGGAGCAGACAAATATGTCGCCGATGAAGGTGGACTACATGATCCGTGCTTACGGCGGGGACGCGGCGCGGCTTACCCTCCCATTGACATCTCAAGTCGGCGCTGGGAACGTGCGGAATACCCTTCTGCGAAACTTCATCGTGGATCCTGCCTTCTCGAACACTCTGACGAACGACTTCTATGACGCCAAGACAAAGCTTAACCAGGCTTACCGTGATTACACGGAAGCGGGAGTTCAACTGCCTACCTGGTACAACGAGAATCTACGAAAGGCGCTCAACTCGACCGCAAATGGCTCCATCTTGAAGCGACTGGCTACGCTGAAGGCTCGGAAGAACCTGGTCAATGCGGACAAGTCGCTCACGGCTGAACAGCGAACAGATAAGCTTCGAGAGATTCAGACACAAACGAATCAGATCTATATCGATATCAACTCCGCGCTGAGTCAGGCGGGAGTTATCAAGTAATGGGCCTTCGGAGCAATCCGAGGGCTCAACTCATTTTAGGAGGGATCTTCATGAAAGCTCAACTCATTTCATCGTCCGTCGGAGCCGTCGTGCTACCCGTGCTCACCTACTTTTATGGATCGGGAGATGCGGTTGTCGCATCGATGGTAGCTCTTCTTTTCTTCATCTGTATGGATTGGCTCAGCGGAATCCGGGCCGCGAAGAAAGACAACACTTACGCAAGCAAATACGGCATCGACGGAGTGTTTCGGACATTCTTCTTGCTCCTGTTGCCAGCAGGAGGCCATCTGCTCGATGCGGTCATGCGCTCGCCGGGGGTTATCTACGGGATGATGGTCGCCGGACTACTCTACCATATTATCCAGAGCATGACAGCCAATGCCGTTCGGGCAGGTTGGGCGGACTGGATGCCAGTCGCAGTTCTCGACTGGATCCTCAAGTGGGTGGGGTCAGAGCTCGAAAAAAAGATGCAACGCGCAGAGAGCAGAAAGGTAGGTGAACAGTGA